GGCGCAGGCACCCATCGGAACATCATCTCAACGCCGTCGCGGTCGTCGTGGTGGTCGCCCTCGCACCGATCACGTTGGCACCGCTCGCACCACCGGCGCGGGCGCTCCGGATCGGAGAGTGGTTTCCAGTCGCCGCCCTCGCGGTAGAGGTGCACGCCCCAGTCCATCCGTGAGCGGGGGAAACGTCGCCCGCAACTGTGGCACCGCATTCTCATAATCGCGCGCCCCGGAATCGAACCGGGCCTGTAACCCGCCAGAGACGGGCCAGTTGGCGGTACCAGCCGCCGCCGCGCGAATCCACCCCCACGCGGTCAGGCGGGGGGGTGGGGTGGGTTCGGGTCAGTCGGCTGAATCCGCGTAGGTGTCGGCGATCAGCCGCTCCATCGCCTCGGCCAGGTGGTTCAGGGCCGCGCCCTCGGCCTCCTCCGCGTGTGTGCGGAACTCGGGCGGAACGGCCGACGCCTCGCACCGCTCCCAGTCGCCGACCACATCTTCGGCTTCGTCGCCCTCGCCCTCGACCACGACCGGCGCGCGCCACCATTCTGCGTGTACGTGAGCCTTGCGGTAGTAGCGTCCGCCGTTCCAGTCGCGGAAGGCGCTCTCCTCCGCGTAGTCGTAGCCCGCACGCCGGATCACGCCAGCGGCCTCGCCGAACGCCTCGGCCGCTTCGTCGGACCACCCGTTGCCGGTTGGGTCGGCCGTTCCTCCGGCCAACTCCTCTGCGTTTCCGCAGATCACGAAGCCCACGCCGTAGACGTTGGTCTTCGTGCGGCCGACCTCGGTAATCGCGTACTTCGCCATCTTCGCACTCCTGCCCTCTCGGGCTGTTGGGGGCCGTCGCACGCGGCCCGGTCATCGACCCACAGACTATCGCCCAGCCGTCAGGTTGTCAACAGCCTTTCGGCCGATTTTTGGAAAAATATCGAAAAAATGTCGCCCCACACCCGCCCCCACGGGTGGTAGACCGCCGCGCCGCCCCCCTCTACGGGTCGGTGGGCCGTAGCGTCACGCCAGAGGGCCGTGGACGCCCCGTGCTGGGTCGGGACGCCCGGGGGTGCCGGAACCCCACCCGGACCCACCGGACGCGGCAGGCGGGATCGTGGCGGGTCGCTACCTTGGAACGATTCCAAACTTGACACAGAGGGGGTGGTCGATACCGGCCGCCCTCGCTCCCGGCGTCGCTCGGGGCAGCGGATCAAGGGTGCGCCTGGCCGCAGAATCGAGGCTCCCGACACCATGAACACGACGCCGCTCACCGATCCAGCGCGGTAGGAATCAGACGCCGACGAACCGCCACCAGCGCGCGCGCCAGGTCGCCCGCACCAGCCGGGCAACGCTCGTGCGCCTCGACGATCGCCGACACCCACACGCGCCGGAGTTGATCGTCGCTCAGCCCCGCGAACCACGCCGGCAACTCGTCCACCGAGAGCGGCGCGTAGTCCAGCACGCGGGTCGGCACGGCGGAGAGGCAGCGGTCGCGTGGTGCGGCCATCACGTCTCCCACGTGCCGTCCTCTAGGATCGGCGCAACGAGCGACCGCTTAGCCACGCCACACCGGCAACGTGGCTCGCCCGCACCCGGCGGCCCGACCGGGTACGCCGCAGGATTGCGCGTCGGCGACGGGCCTGATCCGGCGCGGTAGCCACACCGGCCCGGCCTCATCTGGCTGATCGGCGGCGGACCCGCGCGACAGAGCGCAGAGACGATGAGGGCGATGACGCCGCCGCAAAATCCGGCGATCGCTGCCGTAAGCGGCTCCATCACCACCTCCCGCCCGGGCAGCCCTTCGCCCGCAGCACCACCATACCCGCCGGCCGCATCGACCGCAAGGCTTCCAACCGCCCTTTCTCTGTGTCAGCCGCGTACTCGGCCCGCACCCGCTTCACGTCGGCGGGGTCGATCCGGCCGACAACGCACCCGCACGCGCCGCTGTCGTCCCCGACCACCAGCGCGCCGCACGATACCACGCCGCGCAGCGTCCGGTCGTAGACCCGCACGGTCGCGTGTTCGCACCCCCGGCAGTGTGCCGCGCACGCCGCCGCCTCTTCGTCCGTCCGGTGTTCCAGCACGGGCGACGCCACCGTGTACGCCGCGCCCACCGCGGCGTTGACGACGGTTCGCGCCGCTTTGCCGCAGCATCCCATCATGCACCCGGCAGTCCCGGCGTCGCCTGGCCGGGGAATAGGGGTTCGAGGTCGCCGTCTTTCTGGCACGTGCCAACAGGGACGGAAACACTCAGCCCGCCATCAAAGGCGTAATCCACGTGGCACCCGAAACCAGAGTCAATGGTGCCCTCGGCCCTGAACCTCGCGCCGTATGATCGCAGACACAACCCGAGTTGACCGATCGGAGTAACCGTACACGATTCAGAGACGGGGCCGTTGCTGGGGCCTCCACCCACCTTGACACCGCCTCGCCACAGCCCCAGGTCAATCGCGTAGTCGATGATGAAAGTCGCGTTGAAGGCTGGTCCGAACAGAAACGGGTCTGTTTCGCCCTCCATGTAAAGCCGAAGCCGCATGATCTGGCCGTGGAGCGGACCCAACTCGCCAAAGGCGTATTCCAGATTGGGAGGATTGTGCCCCCAAGGGAGATCGGAGAACTGCTTGAAAAAGTTGATGTTTGCGCTCGCGTCAAGGCTGGATCGGGCGAGTATGTCGTCGTCTCCGGGACAGACAGAGTATGTCTTCAACTCGCCGATCGCGTTGCACCCAACCGCATAATCGCACACCCCATCCGGCACAGCGTCCGTCCTGTCGCACGCGAGCCGTTCGAGACTGATGCTCGCGCACCGGCTGCCGTTCGAGCAAAACGGCGTGATGGCGATCTTGCACTCGCCGATCGACGCCGAGAAGTTGACGGCCGGCAGTGTGTCTGCACACAACCACCCGCACCGCTCCTGCAACTCACAGCACTCGCAGCCCGGGCCGCCGCCCCCGCCGTCGCAGCAGCAGTCGGCCTTGCCCTCCGCGTCGAACCGCAGCAACTTCCGCCCGAACACGACCCGCTTCCGGTCCGCCCGGACCAGTTTCACCGTCATGTCTGGCCGATCCCGCCGCCGACCACCACCGCGTAGTCGGTCTTGTTCGAGAACGTCACCAACGTCGTGTCGCTCGGGATGCGCGTCCCGCTCCGGTTCACGAACGCCGTCGCGCCAAGCGTCAACTCACGCTCGGCCGAAGTCAGCACGATCGAACCGCCATTCCAGTTGTACGTCGCCACGCCGCCAGCGATCGGCAGGTACGAACCGCCGTTGTGGTTCATCGTCGTCATAGTCGATCCGCTCGTGTTGTTGTCGCGGTAGACGCCGGTGCCGCTCAGGTTGCCCGTCACCACGCGACGATCGGAATCCACGCGGCCGCCCGAGATGTACCCCGTCGTCACGGCCGTGCCGCTGGCGATTGTCACCGTGCCGCCGGTCACGATGAGAGTCGTCACCACGCACGACGCCCCTATGACGACGTTGCCACGGTGGACCACCAGCGTCGTAATCGTGCCGCTGGTCAGGTTCACCGTGCCGCCGCCGTCGATGACCGCGAGCGTGCAAGCGTTGGTCACCCACGCGACCGAAATCGTGCCGCCCGTCGTCTGCCAGATGAAGTTGGGGTCGGTCGTGTACGTCGCGTCCGGCTTGTAGGTCAAAGCCGATCCGTCCGTGCCGACCACGAGCGGCGCGCCGCGCAGGAACCACAGGAAATCGGTCGGGTTCGTCGCCGATCCCTGCGAGAGTCCGTCGGTAATCGAGCCGGTGTGGTCCGCGACGATCAACTGTGGATCGGCCGCGCTGTTGTTGAAGCCCGCGCCGTCCGACCAGTAGGCGTCGGCCATGCTGTTGCCGCCAAGATGGTATGCCACCGCCATGATTATGCTCCGCTCTGCGCGTCCGTCGCCCAGACGTGCGCCGTGATCTTGATCGCTGATTCGGCCGTGCTGACGATCAGCACGACATCCTGAACGCTGGAAACGTCGAGGTCGAGCAACGCCGGATCGCTCGACCGCAGCGTTTGAACCGTTGCGAAGTCTCGCGGCGCGCCCGTGCCGTTGCGCCACTGCACACCGACAACGCCGGTGTTCCAGTTCGTGCCGCCGGTCTTTTCTGCCGACACCGACAGTTTCGTCATGTTGCCGACCGGAATCACCGCCAGAACCGTTCCGGCCGTGGTCAAATCGAGGTCAGGGAACGTGATGCCGAACGAGTTCACGGGCATGGCGCGGAGTCCTCGTGTTCGATGATCGTGAACATGAAATACTGCCCTTCCTGCACGCCGATGACGTAGGTGCCCGGCGAGGCGGCTCGGATGTCGATCGCGTCCCCGTCGCCCGGCCTCGCGTTGTGCGGTCGCACGCCCGCCAGCAGCATCGGGCCGGATTCGGTGTTGATTCGAAGCGTGTAGGTGATGCCCGACGCCGGGCCGGGGTTCGTGCCATGCACGCTCTCGATGACCGCACTCACCACGCGCGCACTCACAGGTTCGGCACTCCCGGCAACCGCTTCCAGCCTTCGAGGTCGCCGTCGTAAAAGTCTTTCACCTGCACCAGCGTCGGCGGCGTCGTCTCGGGATCGTCGGACGCCAGCACGACGAGTTTGTGGTACTGATCCCGGACGTACCCGGTCGGCGGCGGCGGCGACACCGGAAACCCTGAATCGCCCGGCATCAAATACTTCGACGGGTCAAGGCTCGGCAGGTAGCGCGTCCCGTCGTCGTACGTCCACTGCACGACGACGCGGTACGTCAGGTTGTCCTTCGGCTGGATCGACGCCGTACTGAGCAGATACTTGTACCCGCCGATTTCGTGGATGTGGTTGATCTGCGTCTCAAACTCGATGATGTCGCTCAGGTCGGGGTTGTAGATTTCCCACTCGACGCGCAGCACCGTCCGCTTCTCCTTGTTGATCCCCTCGTCCACGTCCCATACGTCCTTGGTCAGCGTCGTGTCGCCGCTCGTGATGATGAGCCTGCGCCGGTACACGACCGGGAACGCAACGTCAACCAACTCATACGTCGTGCCCCACAACCATTGCCCGCCGCTCACCTCGGGCACCGCCGTCAGCACGCCCGAAACGTTCGCGGTGGAGTAGACGACGCTCACCATCGAATCGACGCCGTGCGGCTCGACCCAATACTCGCGCGCCACCATGCCCGACATCGGCCAATCGGGGTGCGCCGTGCCGAGCGCGGGCAGCCCCTCGACCGACGCAAGATTGCCCTTCAACTCCTCGGGCGAGGCGTCCACGTAATACGGCAACGTGTCGGTGTGCTGGCCGCGCAGCGACTGCCGGAACCCGCCCTCCCTGAGTTGGCGTGACGCGGTGGGCACTAGAACCGCCCTCCGATGCCGACGTTATCGGCGAGAATCTCGACCTGCCGCCGGAGCGATTCGAGCGAGTTGGCGGACACCTGATTGAGCGACTCGACGCGGCCCTGGATGCGATCGAGGGCGTTGGTCACGGCGCGTTCGAGTGCGCGTGCGGCGCGCTCCTCCGCCTCTGTTTCCCGGCGTTCGCGCTCGCGGATCATCTCCTCTTCGCGCCGCTGGCGTTCCTGCATCGCCTCGATGCGCTTGCTCTCCAACTCCGCCTCGGCGCGTTCTCGCTCCGCGATGTTTTCGAGTTCAAGGCGCTGCGCTTCTTCCAGCACCTTCCGGGCGTCCTCCAGCGCACCGGCGAAGCCAGGACCCATGCGTTCGGCAAGGGCCGCGAGTTCCGCGTACATCTCCGTGTATTCCGCGATGACACGCTCTCGGTCGGGAAGGTTCGCGCGGAGCGTTTGTTCGGCGATCTGCTTCAATCTGGCCAGCCGGTCCTCCTCGGCCTGCCTCAGTTCCTGCTCGTACCTGTCCTGCTCAGCCCGCCTCTTTGCGGCCTCTTGGTCCAGGATTTTCTGCCGCGTTTCGGCGGCCACGAGTTGCAGTTCCTCCAGCGCCTTCGCGAGTGTGCCCTCGTGCTGCCTCCCCCGCATCGTTTCCATCAGGTCGGCGGCGTGCTTGTTCGTCGCCTCATACAGCGCGTTCAATCGCCGCTGCTCGTCCGACAGTGTTTCCGACAATGCGGCGATATCTTCGAGCGATCTGTAGTGTTTCTGCGACGCCTCGGACACACGAACCGTCTCCGCGTTGACAGAACGCATTGCGGACGCCGCGAGTCCTATCGCCGTACTGATAAGCCCGAACACGCCGAGCAGACGGGTGACGATGCCGAGTGTTGAAGTCAGCGCGCCGGCCAGTACCCGCACGCCGCGAGTTGTTCCGCTGATCCTCCGGCCAAGCCCCTCCATGCTGTCCGAAATGCCGGACGTGCCCGCCTCGGCCTCGCGTGCAAACTGCTCTACGTCGGCCTTCGCACCCTCCAGACCGGCGCGCAGCGGGCCAACGTCGGCCTCGATCCGAACCCGTCCGCGTCCGATTTCTCCTACGTCGCCAGCCATCGCCACCTCACGCCGCAGTCACGGCCCCGGTCCCCTGCGCCTCGCACGTCACCTCGATCGGCGAGCCGATGTCCACGTTCACGTTCACCCGCGTCGGGAACGCACTCACCGAATACTGCCGCCCGGTCTTGGCGATCACCACCAGCGTCTGCGCCGTCACCAGCGGCAGCGCACCGGCGGCAAAGACGTTGTTCGCACCCACCGCCGTCACCGCGCCCGTGAACAGGAACGGGAACGCCACCGTGGACGCCTGACCGACCCGCCGCGTGAACGACGCCCCGGTCAGTTTGAGGTCGCCGGTGAACGAGTGCGTCCCGTCCACGTCCAGCGTCGCCGCGATGGCCGAGTCGCCCGGCCCCATCGCGTTGATGAGCGGTTCGGTGTCGTCCGCGTTCACCCGAATCTCGCCCGTCGCCGTGTAGACGCTCGGTTTGAACGTCCGCCACAGCACGTCCGCTCCGCCGACCTTCGAGGTCGTCTCGACGGCGGGCCACGCGACCGACAGACTCCACCCCAGCAGGTTGACGACGTTGCCGCTCGCGTCCCCATAGTGCGAGTTGTCTAGAACGACGTTGCCCTTGTAGCCGGTCAGAGGCGCACTGGCGGGGAATCGACCGGCGATGCTCGCGGTCGTGCCCCGCAGACCGACGATGTTTGTCGCCGTCGCCGTTGCGCCCGCGCCGGTTACGTCGTGTTCGTCGGTTCTCTGCGTCAGGGTCGCCGTGTAGTCCCTGATATTGGCGATCAGAAACTCGCTGCTCGCCCAGGTCGCGCTGCCTTCGATGCCGATCACGACTGCCATATCACACCGCCTTGCTCACGCGGAGCGTGTAATCGTCGATGAAGTGGTATTCGTTTACGTCCTCTGGCCGGGACCCGAACCCGACGCGCACCATGATGCCCGCCGTCCATCCGGCGGTCAGCGTCGGCTCCCAGCGGTGGAACAGCGCGTAGTACCGATCCAGCACCGCGCCGGGATCGGCGAAGCCCTCCACCGCGCTCGTAACGACGTGGAACCGCACCGTCGCCACGTATTCGTTGACCGGGATGGTGTCGTCCTCGGACGCCGCGATAATCTCGAACCAGCCGTAGGGGATCGCGGACTTCGGCGCGACTCGCCATGCGTTGAACGCGGTCAACAGCGGGTCGCTCACGTTGAACAGCCCGCCCGCGCCGGTGTCTGCCACGGCCCGCGCCCGAATCTTCGCCGTCAGGTCTGCGAGGTTCACAGCCGCCCTCCCACCCTGCGGGTGAACTCGGCGCGCATCCCGGCGCGGAACGCCTTGTTGAGCGCGGGCGCGCTCTCACGAAACGATCGCATGGCCCACGGCCTCGCCGCCATCGTGCTCGTGCCGACTTCGAGAAAGTACCCGTGCGGCGCACGCGAGTCCGCGCCGACGCTGATCGTCAAGCCCTCCGGCGGCGTGTACCCGATCGCCGACGTCAGACCGCCGCCACCGCCGCGACGAACGCCGGGGAACGCGCCGGGCGGGGACGGCGCGTAGATGTTGCGGCCCGTGCTCGTCTTGCCGACCACGCCGCCGCCCTCCGAACCCATGTTCAGAATCATCCTCGCAGCCAGCACCTCGGCGGCCACAACCAGACCGGCCTGCGCGCTCGGCACAACCACCCGCTCCATAAACTCCCGGTCTGTCCACCGGAACTCGGCCATTACTGGTCAACCTCCAGAATCGCCATGTTCAGCAGCGACGCTCCGCCCTGATCCACCGCCGGGCCGACCACGCGGTACGTCGTGCCGCCCGAACTCACCACCGAGTCCAGCGTCAGAGAAACCGCCGTGCCGTTGCCCAGCCGGGCCGGATAGAAACACTCAAACACCGTCGTGCCGAACTCGCGTCCCAGCCGCATGGCCTCCCGCGCGCTCATCGCGTTGATCCGGCACGGGATGCCCGTCACCGGCGTACCGGCCGTCCACTTCACGGACCCGTCGGCCTGCGTTGACCACGTGTACGGCGTAGCCGTCATCGTCGCGTTGAACGTCGCCGTCTGGAACGCCGTACTCACGCCATGCCCTTCCGGTACTGCCCGAATCCGAACTCGTACATCCGATCGTCCGAAACCGTCGCCGCCAGCGCGGCCCGCGTGTACGAATAACTCCCCATCGTCTCGGACTGCATCGACCCGTCGCGGCCGCGCTGCCCGCGCAGAAAGTCGATCATCCTGAACATCGCCAGTTTCAGACCGCTCGGCACCGCTGGCCCGCCGCCCGCGCCGTACCCGCCCGTATACACCACCTTCAGCCCGCGCACCGACTCCGGCCACACCGCGCGCTCGTAGCGGTCGATCGTCGAGGGGAACACGTCGAACGAACTGAACCGCGTCAGCAGCCCGCTCGTCTGATCGAACCAGTACGTGCCGGAATCGAACGCCGTGAACGTCGCAACTCCCGCCGACACGCCGGAGCGGTACGACACGCTCCCCACGGCCGTCACCGGGGGCGAGCGCAGTTGGATCGTCTCCGTCCCGTGCCCGTCGTAATACTCGGTGCGCTCCGCGCTCTCGAAGTTGCGGTCACACCACGCCTCGGCGTAGTCCTGCGCCTGCGGAAGCACGGCCGTAAGCCACGTGTCGAGGTCCGTGCCCGAGATGCCCGCCCAGGTCTTGTATTCGGTCGCGGTAATCAGAGCCACGGACGCACCCCATGTCAGTTCACCAGTTTCGCCTCGATGACCACCGTGTCGCCGGCGGACACGTCAGCCGCCGTCGTCACGGCCACCAGAAACGCCTCGTCGCCCAGCAAGTCCCAGCCGTCGCCGGAGTTCGTCTGCGCCGACGTGAACTTGTTGCTGCCGTCCGTGATGTCCGTCGTCGTGCCCAACGCCAGCGCACTCAGGATCGTTCGGTACTTCGCGCCCGAAGCCGGGGCGTCGTCATCGCCCAGCCGATCGCACCCGATGACCGTGATGGTCGCGCCCGTGCCCAGCGTGCCCTGGAACTTCTGGCGGATCGCGGCGATACGGGTCACCTTCGGCCCGACCCGAACCCAGCGCGTCGCCGATGTCGTCAGGTTGGCGATCGTCGTCGGCGTGCTGGTCGTCGTCTCGGCGTTATCGTGGACCTGCTCCCAGCGCGACTTGCACGAGCCGGGCGTCGTGCTGTTCCCGTCGAGGTCAACCGCCGCTCTCAGCGTCGATGCCAGCGCCATACTTCGTACTCCCCGCGCCCGCAACCGCCTTGTTCCTCGGCGGCGCGGCGACGCGCTTGGTGTCCACCGCAACCTCGGCCTTGCCGTACTCGATCAGCGTCGAGGCGATCCCGCTCGGAAGATCGACCACATCGCCGCGCTGCCACTGCCGGTACGGTTTCCTGAGCCTGATCCGCATAAGCCGGGGCGGACGCTTTCGCGCCAACCCCGGTCGTGTCATGCCTTGACCGTCTGCGCGTAGCCGCGTTCGGCGTCAGACGACGGGGCCTCGTTGAGCAGGAACAGATCGCACAGCGCCGCCGCGTATGTGCCGTTCGTGCCGTTCCCGGCGATCGCCTCGATCTGGAGGTATCGCCGCTTGCCGCGGAGGTCGATGTCGAAGCCGAAGAGTCCGTTGTCGTCGGTGGCGGATGGCTTGGTGCCGTTGGTGCCGAAGTCCACCATCTCCGCGTAGGTGCTGTCGTCGTCCGAGTGCCACACCTTCAGCGTGGCGACGGCGATGTCCGTCTCGCCGACCATGAACGTGATGGTCGCGTAGTGCGCCTTGACGCCGCTCGCGGCCGTGTCCACGCTCACGGGGGTCGAGCCTTTCGACCCGACCCATTCCGTGTTGTTCTTGATGGCCTGAGGGAAGATCATCCCGACCTTCTTGATGGTCTGGGCGATGTTCCCGACTGCGCCTGCCGTTGCCATGATTCGTCTCCGTTTCTCGTGTCAGGGTGTGTCAGGAAGCCGCCGTGATGAGTCCGACCACCGGGCCGGGTTCGCGCTCACTCTCGGTCGCGCTGGCGTTGCCCACGTCGTGAACGTTGATCGCCGTGCGCTGTGTGCCGCGAATGGCGATCAGGTCATTGGCGAAGTCCGAGTCGCGGCTTGTGGCGATCTCCATCGACCGCACCCGCCCGAACGTCGCCGCCATCGAGAAGTGGCCGAACAGCGCGCACACCTGCGAGTTGTCCTGCGCCCTCGGCATCTGCTCCGAGAACACGACCTCGTAGCCGTCGAGCAGCGTTCGGGTCGTCCCGTCGAGCCGCTCGGTCGCGGTCATGCCGCCCGCAGCGTGCGCCAGTTGGCGGGGCACCGACTGGTAGAAGCGAGGGTGCATGAGCCAGCGGGGGGCACCGGGCGCGCCCGCGAACTCGGGGAGAAGGCTCTGCGTGTCGAGGAAGTCGGCCCACGTCAGTTCCGAGTAGAGATTGCCCGCGCCGACCTTCAGGCCCGCGATGTTGGCGATCGTGCCGCTCAGGCCCTTGATCTTGGCCCGAAGCCCCACGTCGCCCGCGTAGGTCGAACTGCCGTCGCCGTTGATGCCGCGGTTGTCGTCGTCCTTGGCGAACGCCCACGCGATTTCGTTGGCCACCAGATCGGCCATGCTGAACGCGGCGTCGTTCATCGACTCCGACGACACCTTCGTCAGCGTCGCACGCTTGCGGGCCGTCAGCAGCACCTGGTCGTAGGACGGGTCGCTGGCGGTAATCGCGCCCGCCTCGCCCGGCGTGTAGACCGTCAGGCCGCCCGTGCGCCGCGGCGTGTGCGCCGTGTCGCTCGTCATCGGCTGGTTGTAGAAGATGCGCTCGACCACGCCGTACTGCCGCCGGATGTCGATCAGCCGATCGACGAACTGCGGGGGCACCAGCGCGCCAGTGCTCGTGAACGTGGTCGTGATACCGGTCTTGCGCACGATGTCCTTGTCGCGCGCCTTCTCGGTGTACTCACGCCAGCCGTAGACCTGAAGCCGCATCCACGCGCCGTAAGCGTCGGCCTCGTCGGCGTCGGACCACACCGTCTCGCCGCGATTGGCGCGAAGGTTGTACGCTTTCTTGGCCGCGATGATCGCGTAGGACTTGGCATCTCGCGTGGTCGTCACGGCAGCCGTCACGCGGTTGACGCCGCTCGCCGACACCGCGTCGCCAGCGTCCGCCCGGCGAGCCTTCTCGCGCAGACGACGCAGGTCGGCGGCCTTGACGGTCTTGAACTCCTCGTCCTCGTCCTCGTCCTCGTCCTCGTCGGAGTCCTCCGCCTTGGCCTCGGTCTCCATCTCGTCTTCGTCCGTCGCGGCCCCGGCCTTGATGACCACGTTCTCGCCCGCGTCGGCGATCACGGTGACGGTCTTGACGACCTCGACGGTCGCGCCGTCGTCGAACGTCATGCCGGACTCGGCCCACTCCTTGACAGCCTCGAACGTCTCGGGGCCGTCGTAACCGTTCGCGCGTGCGATCTTCAGCGCGCGCTTCCAGAACATCTTCCGCTTCTTCTGCTCAGCCATAGCGATGCCCATTGTACGGGTGCGTACACCGCACAGGGCATCAGCGGGGAGCGGGCAGGCCGAGAACCGGCGAACCGCCGCGGGCGTCTGCCGACGCGAGCCGACCAACGGGCCGACCACCAAACCATACACCGGCCCTACGGGCCGAGTCAATAGGCGTGCTGACCGACCTCCGGCGTGATATGCCGCCTCACCCGGTCAAGGTCGTACTGCCACCACCGCCGCACGTCCTCCCCGATCACCAAGACCGGCACTCGACGAATCCCCAGCCGCCGGGCAATCTCCGCCCTCCGCTGGCCGATCAGGACGTGCCTGTCCCACACCACCAGAGGGGCCCGGACCCCCTCGTGGTAGATCGACACGATCAGGCGGTCAAAGTCGGCCCGATGCTCCGCACTCCGCACGGCATAGGGCTTCCACTGCCACCAGACATGCGGGGCCTTCAGGCCCAGTTCCAGCCCGTCCGTCTCGGCTTCGTCCAGCGTGAACGGAACCGGCGTCGCCAGATGCTCCGCCACCCGATCGTGCGACCACGCCACCTGCTCCGCCAGCACGCACGTCCCCTCGCACCCGCACTCAAGCATGGCTTCTCACCACCACAATCCTGCCCCGCTTGGGGGCGTCCGGCAGCCCGAACGCGCGGGCCGTCTCACGCCGGATCAGGCCCTTCGTCACCATCTCGTCGAGGGCGACCGCCCGCGTCGAGTCCACGCTCGCCATACCCCCTTGGCACATCACGTTGCAGGGCATGGCCGTCAGGCTCAGTTCGAGCCACCTCCACTGCCGCACGACCGACCGTGGCGACCGCCCAGCCTTGGCGTACTGCGCCTTCTCGTCGTCCGTCGGCGGCCCGCTCCTGATCGGCTCGAACCCGATCGACGAACCGATGCCGGACTCGCGGGCGATCGTCAGCACGTCGTCGCCCAGCGGACCCGGGCGGACCCTCATCCGCACCTTCCACGCCCGATGGTCGTTCACGCTCGGGTACGCCATCGCCTTGCGAAGCACCGCGACGTACTTGTCCACCGTGTATTCGTGGTCCACGAAGATGCGCTTGTTGCCGAAGAAGTACGTCGTGTCTGCGCCGCTCGGCACCACGACCTCATCGTCCAGGTCCACATCGTCCGTGGTCGCCACCACGATCAGGTCGCGGTTGCCGCTCTCGGTGTCCACCACCGCGTCCGCGCCGAACGAACTGCGCACGCCGACCTCGACGCCATCCTCCATGCCGTGCCGCTTTCGGATGCGTTCGATGACATTCATGGTTCAGTCTCCAAACACGGGCACCACCGTACACCGACAGTTCGGGTGCGCAGGCGGGTGCAGCACCGGCATGACCGGCGTGTACGACCCGATCTGCTCGCCCGCTCCCACGAACGCCCGCCCCAACTCGACCTCGCCGCCGGACCTCGCCACCAACGCCGTGCAGATTTCGCACGCGCCCGGCGCAAGCACCCACCGCACCCTCGCCACGCCCGACGCACGCCACCGCTCGAACCGACCCTCGTGGACCGCGTTGCTGATTTCCGTCCGTGCGATCGTCTCGGCTCGGCTCCGGGCCGTCTCGCCGATCGACGCGCGAACCTCGGCCATGACCTCGTTCAGCGGCCTGCCGTCCTCAAAGCCGACCAACAACGCCTCGCGGATGTCGTCCCGCGTCGTGCCGCGTATCCGCTCGATCAGAAGCGATCCGCGACGGCGCACCACAGCCGCCGCCATGTCGTCGTTCACGCCGCCGGGCGACACACCGAACGCGAGCAGGTCCTCCGCGCCGACCGCGAACCCGCGCTGCACCAGCCGTTCAAGTTTCGGGAACAGCACCCGCTCCAAATCGGCCTCCGCGCCATTGAAGTCGATCGTTCCATCGGGGCTCACGCGGATACGGTCGCGGGCGGTCAGCAACCACTCCTCAACGTCGCGGCGCAACTCCTCGATCAACTCGGTGTCGCTGGGGTCGTCCAGCAACCGCTGTGTCAGGTCGCCGGGCACCACCTTCGTGCCGATCGACTTCTCGGCGTCGTCCTCCTCCGCCTCGTCATCCGGCTCGGCATCGGGTTCGTCCGGTTCGTCTGGCCTGTCAGGCTCGCCAGAACCCGGCGTCGCGAACCCGAACTGCTGCGCCTCGCCGACGCGATCCAGCGGCACACCGTTCACACGCGGAATGTCCCCGCCCTCGACCGGATCGTACCCCAGCCGCGCACGCTGCTCGTTGAACGTCAGCACACCGCCTGCAACATGAACCGCCGTGTCCTGCCTGAGCGACTCGTGATCTTCGGGGTTCACGTCGTCGTAGGCGAACCACATCTCGCCCGGCTCGATCCCGAATCGCGGCAACAACAACTCCGTCAACTGCTCGGCGTCGATCGACAACGCGGGTTGCACCGTGAACCGCAGGTACGTATTCACGCCCTCGGACGCGCTCGCCAGGTTGGAATCGTTCAGCCTGCGGATCGACTCCGGCACGCCGAACTCCTGCTCCACCCGGCGCTCGATATGCGCCATCCCCGGCAGATACCCCATCTCGTTCGTCTTGCCGAGTTGCGCGTACGTCGATTCCGTCGTAACCAGCAACTTGCCGGTCTTGTCCACGCCCGCGGTGCGACGCTCGATCCCCCGCGTGATCTGGTCCAGTTGCTCCTGGTCCCGGACGTTCTTCATCGACAGCACGCCGCTCGGGTAGCCGCCGTTCTTCCACCGCGCCTGCTCGGCCGCGAGACTGAACTCGTACAGGTCCAACTCGCGGAACACGATATCGAGCGGCCCCATGCCCCAGTACGGGTTGAACCAGTGCGGCGACAGACGGCGGTGCATCACGTCGTCGGCGTCGAACAACTCAACGTCGATTTCCTCACGACCGAACCAGTACCCGGAAATGAACCGCTCCGTGTCGGGCTGCACGCGGACGTACTGCGGCATCAAAGACACCATGCCGATCGGGAACGCGCCGCCGTTGCGCAACACCAACTCGACCGAGTTGCCGAACAACCACTTGTGCAACCACCGCTCGGTCTCGTACTCGGACCCGGTGCGCTGCGGGTTCGGACGACGAAGCACCTGCAACACCTCGTGTTCCAGCACCTCCACCATGTCATCGTCCTGATCGGCGTACATCGCGGCCTTGCGCCCGACCCGCCTGAAGTCGCGCAGATAGGCGGCCTTGCGCACGTCCCGCACGCGCCGGGCCTTGCCGTTGGACGAGCCGCCCGTGCGGTACAGCCGCAACGGGACCGAAGCGCACGTTTTCGCGTTCAGGATCGCGCAGCCCAGCGCAGGGCCGTGGGCGCGCTTGGCAATCTCGCGGGCCGTGGTTACGTCATTCCACCGCGCGCGCACCGCCTCGATGTCCGGGACCGCCGCGTCGATGTAGGTCGCCCACGCCGGAGTTGCCGTCACGACCGGGCCTCGGCCGAACACGCGCTTGATGATGCCGTTCAGTGCCATCGCGTCCAGCCCCTATCGTCGTCGTCCCCGCCCGACTCAGACACGCCCGCGTAACTCGCCACCGACACGCCCGCGAAGCCGGACGCAAGATCGCGCCGCTTCTGAACTGCCAACGCAAGGGCCACAACGCAATCGTCGTGGTACCCGTCCGGCGCGGAATAGTACCACCGCCCACCGCGCTGATCGTACTCGAACACTTCCATCTCGTCCCGGATCGGACCCTCGGGGAACCTGACCTCGACCGACTGCACCGCGCCAACCAGCCCGGCCATAAGCGTCTGCTTGCTGCTGGCGGTGAACACGAGCGGATCGACACGGGGGCACTTCGCGGCCACGTCCTCAACAATCGGGTCGCCGACGCCCGTAGCGTCAATCAACGCGGGCCGGGTTCCGATCAACTCGACCAGACGCCGCCGAGTCTCCGCCCACGGGACGCCCTGCCACCGCTCGAATCGGCAGACCCGCCCGTGTTCGTCGAGTGCGATGGCGACCGTCCAGTCCACCGACCGGGCAAGGTCCACGCCCCACACGAACGGGGGCAGGTGCGACAGGCCATCGGCGATGCAGCGGGCGATGTTGCCCAGCCCGAACGGGTTGCCCGCGTTCTCGGCCGGGATGCCGTCCAACTCCTGAGCCGCAACCTCGGGCGGCAGGCTCGCCCTCGCCTCCGCAATCTCGGCCCTCGGGATGTACGGGTTGTCGTCCATCGACCCCGAGAACGCCGCCCACCCGTCGTCGCCGTTGCGGCCCCGCAGGAACAGCCGGTGAAACTGCCCGCGGCCCTTCGGCGTGCCGAGAAACCATGCGTCGCCGCGATGGTCCACCAGCGTCGGCCTCACGGCTTCTTCCCAGCATTCGATCAGGTTGCGGGACAGCCCGGCCTCATCGAACACCACCCGGCGGTACGCGCGGCCACGACCGGGGTCGCCAGATTCCATCGTCCAGAAGTCGATCAGGCCGCCGGTCAACAACTCGATCCGCATCTCCTGAGCGTTCTGCTTCGTGATGATGGGGGCGAGCATCCGCGTGAGCGTGCGGTAGGCATCCACCTGAAACTTGTACGTCGGCGCAAGCCACGCGGCGGGCATCCCCTCGTCGATCGCCGTCTCGGTTACAAGGTCGATGCCCAGCGTCGTCTTGCCCCACCGCCGCCCGCACATCATCACATTGAACCGCTTGGCCCCGCGCCGAACCGCGACCTGGCCCGGGTGCAACTCAGGAAGATGTACGGCTACGTCCCTCATTCCTCGGGTCGCTTGACACGGTGGACAAGCACGCGCACGTCGTTGTTCTCGGTCGCGTCCCCGCTGTCGAGCCGTTCGATCTTGTCGAGGGCGACCGCGGCGTCTACTCCCATCGCTCGCAGCCTGAGTAGGTGGTCGCGCGAAGAGCGACGCGCCCCGACACGATCGCTCGTCAGGTCGCGCACACAGGACGCGACAAGGGCGCGCCATACCTCGTCCGGCACGTCCTCCACGGCCTTCATCGTGTCGAAGATCAGGCGTCGTGCCATGCCGCCCCAGCCCGATGCGGTCATGTCCTCGATGGCCTTCGCGGCGGCCACGGGATCGGCCCCATTGAGACTCGCGTGCCCGTTGAGTCTGCCGTTCTCGCCGCTCATGCTTCGCTCCTCTCGGCGGCAACGGACGCGAAGGTGCGGCCGTAAGTCCAGCAGCCATGGGGGTCTAGCCCGCTTGACGCCCCCCGCCCCGGCCCTAAAATCAAGTGGTCCGGCGCGCTGGAACGCGACCGGACCGGGAGAAGTAGCGTGAAAACCCTATGGTTCAAGGGCGAGTTCGTCAATCCCATCCTGCGCGGGGAGAAGTGGGACACGGTGCGGCCGCGGAGCAACCGCCTCCCACGAGTCGGTGACGAGGTGGCCTTCTCGGTCGGCCCGCGCCCGCCGTTCGCCTTCGCTCGCGTCACGGCTGTTGAGCCGTCCCTTGACGCCGACCGCAACGGCCTGGTGTTGAGCATGTGCTCCACCTCTGGCGATATGGTGCGCATCAGTTTCGTCCTGACCAGTACGCCAGCACCCGATCGGCCTCATCGACCGAAGCCGACGGGCCTGCGTACTCAAACGTCGCGTTCGGCCTGAACGGCGCGGCTCTGTCGGATCGGCCGCGGTCTCGGCCCGCGAACTGTGAACGGGCTGCGATCCCCGGCCGCTTCACAAGACGCCACCGCTCAGATCGGTCGAAGCAGGTGATCAATGCGGGGTGCGCCGGGTAGGTATTGACCGAGATGCCTTTCGCTCCATACACGGACGCCACGGCGTCGATGAGCACGAAGGCCAGGCCCAGCCCCTGGTAGTCAGGAAGCGTCACCAGACGCGAGCAGCCCATGATCGGCCGCTTGGCCGTCCGGTGCAGCATCCCCGCGAACGCCGCCGGCCGATCGCCCACGAACAACGCGAAGCACCGTGCAGCGCGATGGAGCGTGCGAGTCAGATAGTGGAACGGAGCGAACATTTGCCACACGGAGTAGGGAACCGGGCTGATCGTGCATTCGATCGGTGGTCTTCGTTGAACCGACCTCCAGGCGAACGTGACCGTGGCCATGTCGAGCGTCCAATCGGGTTGCAGCCACTCCTCCACGTCGTAGTGGCACGTCACGCCGACGAACCGCAAGTCCTCTCGACGACGAACGTACTTCTGGACCGCGTGCGCGCCGATCTTCGCCACCTGTCGGTCCACGACGGACGTGAACTCGTCCATCACGACAAGCCCGTCAGACTCGACGAGCCGCCGCGCCAACTCGACACGGAACCGCTCGCCGTTGCTGAGCACGTCGAACGGCCTCAGCCAGTTCGGGATCGTGTTGAAGCCGACGGCCTGACACACGCCGGCCACATCTTTCATCGACAGCGATGCCGGGAAGTCGTCCACGACCGAAGCGCCGACCCACGTCAACGGTCGATCAACGGATGAACCGAAGAGTTCACGCGCGATCGTGCTCTTTCCTGAGCCGGACGGCCCAACGATCAATCCAACCTTCCACGGCTTCTCGTCGATCGGCACGTCGAGCGACCACGCGACGCGCGACAACTCCTGCCGGGGCACGTCGAACATCCCCTCCAACTGGCGGCATCGGGGCGAGCCGGAGACCTTCGATTCCCTCACAACATCAACGCGCGGCACTTATAGCCCTCCTCTTCAAGACGGCCGATCAAGTCCGCCTGGGTTTCTTCGTCCGGGCATTCGACGACAACCTGAAACACCGACCCGCCGAGTTGTGGTGACGCATCGCCCTTTGTATCGCCCGCACTCGCCGCAGACGCTAACGCCCGCAACTCCTCATCGTTCCAGCCCGCAACCGCACGAAGGTCCGCGTCCATACCCGCAACCAACTCATGCAACGCCGCCTCGTCCCACGCAGCCAACTCGGCCGAACGATTGTCCGCCAGCGCAAACGCCGTCGCCTCAACGTCACCCTCGTCCACCACCACCGCCGCGATGTGCGTCCACCCCAGTGTTCGCGCGGCCTCAACCCGGCCATTCCCCGCCCGAACCACCATCCCCTGCCGCTGCACAACGATCGGGGCACGCTGCCCGAACCGGGCCAGACTCCCGCGGATCGCCTCAAGGTTCCGCTCGGGGTGCCGCCGAACGTTCGCCGGGTCCAGCACCACCGAATCGAGCGGCACGGCCAGCACGCGGAGCGGCGCGGCGATGTAGTCCATTCCCACCGCCCCCAAGTCCCCCCCGGGTTGCCCGCTCGTGTCCGGCACGGTACGCTCCCACAGACAACTCGGCCGGGACCGACCGGCCACAGCCCGATTCCCGGAAAGGCTAACGCACAACGGGCCAGAGGGCAAGCGCGAACCGGCGCGGTACTCCACGAGGGCCGCGTCAGGCGCGCGGGCGAGCCGCTACCCCGCTCGCCGGATTTCCACTATGGGGGGTAGGGGGGGTGCGCTTACCGGCGGTGCCCGATGACCGCTCCGGCTTGTTTGCTCTGGACTGGGGTCGGGATGGCGGTCGGAACGGTTCTGGCGGCTGGCTGGCCGTCGAGCGGGATCACGATGTAGCGTTCGCAGTCCGGTACTGCGTAGACCGGGCCCCCGTACCCCCCATCGGCTCATCGGTCGGAACCCCGACCTATTGACAATACGCGGTATCTCGCGTGCGCGGCAACGGTGTACCGCGGCTCGCCGATGTTGACGACCTCGACGTCCGTCTCCCGCAGCAGGGATTCGAGGTACCCGGCGGTGCGCTGGTTGTGCCGCTCGGAGTTTCGGTGTCCGTCTCGGCCGTCGAAGTAGTCGGGCACCTGGGTTTCGAGGTTGGAGCCGTACCCGTCGAATCCTGCGAGCGTGACGGCGGTTGCGCCGTTGTTGACCGCGTAGTCGAGGCAGTAGAGTCCTGAGAGGGCGTGCCCGGCGTACTGGCCCGGGTGGTGTCGTCCGGCGTCGAGTGTACGGTTGACGTCGATGTATTCGTCGGCGTGTGTGATGCCGCGATCGACGAGTGCGAGCGGTTCGCGCGCGGGCACGACGAACCGTGTTCCTCTGGCCTGTAGGTCGGCGGCTGTTTGCGCCCACAGTTTGCAGGCGACGTAGTCGGCGAGGAAGTAGACGGCGGGCGGTTGCTCGGTGAACAGTTGGAACCCGGCGTTGGTGGTGATGGTGCTGGCGTTGGGATGGAGTGCGAGCGCGAGTTTGAGTGCTGCGGGCGCGTTTGGCGAGGAGCCGACGACGAGCCAGTTCACCGGAAGTTCCGGGATCGGAAGTTTCGGGAGCGGATGCCGCCCGGCGGCGGCGTGGTGAAGTCGTCTGCCGCCTGCCCGAGGTAGGCCATCGTGTGTTGATAGTACCCCTCGATCGACGGGTGGCTCGTGTTCTGCTTGAGCGACCGGCCGACCTGTTCGAGCGGAGTCCCGACCAGCACGTCGTTGGAAGGCACGATCGCGGGGTAGACGCTCTGCGCCTGCGCCGCCTCGGCCCACTGAGCCATCGTCGAATCGTTGACGCCGTGCTGCATGTCGTTGACCCACACCACCTCGCCGGAGGGGTGGTACGCCTTGAGTTCGTCAGCGAACGTCTTGCGCTGCGCCGTGGTGGTGGACTGGTACGCCCCGAACATGAGCGTTGCGTTCGGCCCGATGGATGCGATGATCTTGCCGTTGAGTCCGGTGGCGGCGGCGGTCATCTGCGGGTTGTAGCCGTTGCCGGCCCACCCGTGCGTTCCAATGACGAACCCATCGACGCTCTCGGCCCATGCGTCGTACCCGAGAATCACCGTGCCGATTGATCCGGCCGGTTGCGCGTTGGCGGTGATTTCGGGACCGGCGTACTCGGCCGACCTGGCCGGAGCGGTGTATTGGACGTAGCCGATCGACCACGGGCCGAGGGCGAGCGTTGACCCGCTGATCGGCGCGATCTTGAACGCCCACCGCAGCACGATGGTGGTTGCGCCACCTGCGTGGCTGATCGACTCGATTTCCGCGATGCTGCCGAACCCGGTCCCCGCCACCACCGAAACGCAGTCGCCGACGGAGGCGTCGCCCGTGTAGTCGCCTTGCAGCACGAGCGTGCGGGTTCCGGCTGTGTATGAGTCACCCGCGCCGGTGTCGATGATGTGCATGTTGGTGCGGGTGTCGGCGTCGCCGAGGTCTCCGACCGTTCCGCTCGGTCCCGTCAGCGTGCCCGCACCGTTCTGCGAGGCCGATTCTTCGTTTGCCCACGCGAACCCGCGCAGCCCCGGCGCCTTGAGGTAGTAAACTCGGATGCTGGTCGCGCGGTCCTTTGTCAGCAACGATCCGGGCGTATCGCGTACCTTCTGGCTATGGACCGACCCGCCGGTGAGGCGGAGGCCGCGGCCCGGCCCGAGCGCGCTGTCGGCGGTCGAGTTGGTCCAGAATCGGGCGAAGTCTCCGTATGTGGCGTCGCCCGCGAACTGTGTGCGGGTGCCCGAGCCACGCGGCGCGGCCGGGCAGTTGAAGCCGAACCCGGTGTCGGTAGAGGTGAACGGCGGACAGTTCAGGATGCCCTTTACGACCGACAGGCGGGCCGCGATCAACCCGTGCGCGTGGTTCGCCGGGTACTCGTGCCAGTCCGGCTCGCCCGAAACCTTCGTGTGCGACGTGCGGCGAGTGGCGCGCGAGTTCGACGCGCACAGCACCTTGATCGTGCCGACCGGAGCGGAGTCTGCGAGCCGCTTGAGAGTCGGACTGTTACCGACCGTGCCGTCCGTCGTGAGGCCCGGAACCTTGACGGTGAAGAAGTCGGCGACGGTGGAGTTGTTCCCGCCGAAGGTCATTGTGCCGGTGACGGTGTTGGGCCGCGCGTAGTCGATCTGGCCCGAGCCGGTCACGCCCGAACCCTTGGAGTACCAGCAGTAGTTGGTGTTGGCCCCGCCGACGATCGCGCTGCCGATGCGCGCGCCGGACGCCGCGCCGGCCACGACGGTCGTGTCCGGGTTCTGAGCCGGCCCGGTGTGGAAGCAGACGATCTCGGAATCGCTCAATCCGTTGAACGCGCCGCCGACGTACTCGGCGAGTCCCATGATGGAGCG